TGTTGACGGTGCTGTTTGCCCAGCCGACCACCGCCGCTGTTGCATCTTGCAGCCCATCGTAAATACCAGCCTGCGCCGTGGCCCATCCGGCTTCCACGCGCGCCCAAGCCGCATCCGCGCTGAGCGACACCCGGTCCCAGACCTCAACCGCCACGTCCTTGAGCAGGTCCAGCGCGTTGCCGAACCCGCCCGCGCCAGAAACCAGCCGCGTGAACTGATAGACCAGCTCGCCTGCGCCAACGATCAGCGCGCCGATGCCGGTTCGGATCAGTGCCGCCCGCAGGAAAACCAGACCTGTCACCAGCCCACTGACCGAGAAGGTTGCGGCAACAAGGCCCGCCACCCACCGGCCCGCCATCACGCCTGCGAAGGTCACGGCGTATGTGGTCAGTCGGCCAATGCTCTCAAACAGACCCTGAATGGCACTTCCAAGAGGACCGGTTGTGCGCGCCATCGCCGCCAGCGCATCCGCTACTGCTTCAAGCGCGGGTGCGGCAGCGACCGCCAGCTGGTTTGAGACGCCGCGCCAGATCAAACCGAGGCGGGAGATTGCGTCATTGGTGCGCTCGATCTGGTCCGCGTCCTGCTCGGAGACGACAATGCCAAAGTCCTGCACATCCTGCGTCGCCTGGCGCAGCGTCGCTGTATCAATCCGCGACATGGCGATTGAGCCTTCCTCGCCGAAGATTTGCCCTGCCACGGCAGCGCGCTCTGCTTCGGGAACAAACTCCGTCATGGCGGCGGACACTGCCGCGATCCGCTGATCGAGTGGCATGTCCATCAGCGTCTCGGCGGAGAGGTTCAGCCGGTCCAGCGCGGCCGCCGCTGGCCCACCAGAGGCTGCAGCCTGGCTGAGGCGACGGGTCATGTCCTTGGTGGCCTGCTCGATCCCCGAGATGGAAACACCAGCCAGTTCACCAGCGCGCTCCAGCACCTGTAGGCTTTCGACGGTTGTATCCAGCGATTGCGCCAGCTTGGCGGTTTGGTCGATAGTTTGCAGTCCTGAGCGGATCATCGCAGCACCGGCTGCCACCACAGCTGCACCTGCGGCTGCTGCTGCAATCGTGGCGCGGCGTGTGAAGGCGGCAAGGCGTGCGTTGGCAACATCGACCTCGCGCGACAGCCGACCGAGCCCGCGGGCACCGGCGTCGCCAATACCGTTCAGCTCCGCCTTGACCTGTCGTCCGCCAACAGCAGCGAGGCGCACGAAGACGCGTTTATCGGCCATCCTGGGCTCCAATCTGTTCGTTCACGCGTTTGACCATGATGGCTTCGATCTCGGGCAGCAGCTCCATGGCCGCGAGGCCGTTGATGCCAAGGGCGTGCGCCATTGCGAGCGCAGCGCCCATGTCCCAGCCGAGGATGATTTGCCGTGTCGCGCGCAGCTGGCCGCCGAGGCGTCCAACCAGGTCCCAGACCTGAACGCCCTCAAAGGTCTGGGGTTGGTTCATTTTTTGCGGGCAGTCTGGGCACGGGACTTTGCAGGCCTCGCGGGCTTCGCAAGCCTCGAGGGCTTCGCAAGCCTCGCAGTATCGATCGCCCCCGCTGAAGTGCCAGTCAGCAAGGGCGCGGAGACGTTTTTTTCCTGATCCAACACCAGTGCTTTGGCGACGTAGCCCGCCTGGAAGGCCTCGAAGATTGGATAGATGTCGAGCAAGGCGTCGACACCTTTAGGGGTGAGGTCCAGAACGTTGCCGTCCATGTCGCCCACGCCCTCCCATTCCACCACGGCGCGCCGCCCTAGCGCTTTGGCAAAGACCAGCGCACGGTCCTCGTTGCTGGCGTCCTCGGGGAGCGCTTCGATGCTGGGATCGTTGCGGGTGGTCACCATCAGCGCGGTGGTGAGCGGGAGCAAGCGCACGCGGACGCCAGGCGACAGTTCAAGCCAGCGGGGGTCAGTCGAGAGGTCAAGCTTGAGCATGATCAATAGGTCTCCACATTGTTGATGAGCGTGACGGTGCACATGCGCCCCATGGCAGCGTCTTTGGCGGCCTGCCAATCAAACGTGGCCTGCACGCCTTGCGGCCCGCCGATCTCGACGCGCGGACGCGGCAGGTAAACGGAATGCGCAGTGAAGGTCAGGCTCTCGCCGGTGGGCAGGGTGTAGGCGAACTCAAGCGCGCAATCGGTGCCGTTGATCGCCTGGTCCATCAGCGTGGTGTCAGCAAAGCGGACCTCCATGCTGCCCGAGAGCATTGCCATGGAGGGATCAGCCCCGTCGATTTTGCCGTCGGCGCGGATGGTCTCGATGCGGTCGAGGTTGTTGCCATAGGTGATCTGGGTCGAGACCACATTGCCAAGTGCTACGCCATCGCGCGTGATCGAGCCGTTGAAGTGGCCAAACCGCTGCAGAGCGATCTCGGTCGGTGTGCCTGCGCCGGTGGCTGCTGCCGGGGTCTCGCCCTGAGCAATAAGGCTGACGGAGGCGGTCAGCAGGCCGGAGCGCTGCATCTGCCAGGACAGCTGATCCACCACGCAGCCCGCGTACATAGCAAAGCGCGGCACCTCTGGCATGCCGATTTCGATGGCAAGGCTTGGAAGGGTCCAGCTGCCCGAGCGGAACTCGTGGCTGTAGGGAGCCTCCGCGCCGGTCGTGGTCGGATCGCCAAACGCCGCCTTCAGCCAGTAGCCAAAGCCGATCGCATCGATAGGGACCACCACGTCGCCATCGCTGGTCAACGCGTCCTTGATCGGCGCGAGCGGATCCCGGCCATAGCCGAGCAGCTCCGACTCGAGCAGTGGTTGCTCTGCGCCAAGCGTCGAGCTGGCGAAGGGCATCTTGAAATAACCGCTCGCGGGCGGCGTGCCGTAGACGGATTCGTAGGCGAGCGCCATCTGCGCCCGCGCTCCTTGTGCGCGTGCCATTGTATTCTCCTCAAACTATGCGGTGGGTCAGGCTGATTGTTTCGGTCGATTGGTCAGCCCAGTTGTTCAGGCCAGCGGGTCTGATGTGGAATAATGCAGGACCACCGGGATCACCGCCGCCTTCAGGGTGGCCGCACCCTCGACGGGCAGATCCACGGGCTGCGGCGCTTCGGCCTCGACCCAGTCACACCGCCCACCGAGCGTGCGGTCTGCACGGATGACAGCGCCGATCTGCGCGCAAAGATGCGCGAATGCCGTGTCACGGTCGTTGCCTTGCACGACAGCCTCAATCTCGGCGCGGTGCTGGTAATGGTAGGTGAGCGGCGAAAGTGTCGCCGCAGGATCGCCGGGGTCGCCATCGCGCAGGATCATCAACCCCGCAGGGGAGATGCGCTCCGGCAGGACCTCGCCGCGCAGGACCGGCACATGAGGCACTGTGCGCAACAGTTCCGCCAGAGCGGTGAGGATGTGTTCGCGAGGGGTCATCTGATTTTACCTTCGACCCAGTTTGCCACGATTGCGCCGGGTATCCTCTCCTGCGCGGCCTTGGCATCGCGCGCCAAATCCAGCCGCTTGCGCAGCTTGACTTGCCGGACCAGCAGAAAGATCGGCACTGTGGTCAGCCCGCGCCCCGTTTTTGAACGCGATGCAACACCAACCCCGCGTGCATTCAGCCGCCCTTCAGCCACCAAAAGGCTCGGTCCCCGCCTGCGATAGACAAACCGGAGCCTGAGACCGCGTCGCCGCTCCCATTCGCCTGGGGTAATCCGGCCGCCGCGCGCGCCCTTACCTGCTGCCTCTGTCGGGATCGCCAGCCAGAACCCGTCCTTGGAGCGGATCAGCGGGCCAGTGTCATGGGCACCGATGATCACAGGCGCTTTCGACCACACCAGCGTCGCGGCATCGATGCTCTCCCCGACCTTTGGATAGGTCTGGCTGCGGATCGAATTGCTCAGCCGACGCCCAAGCCCCGCTTGCGTGATCTGCCCGCGCCAGTCGGATTTGAGCTGTGTGCCAGCCGCGCGCATGGCTATTGTCACCGCTTGCTCGCCAGCCTTGATTTCTGCGGCCATGAGTGCGGCGAGGTTTGGGGTGATGGTGACATTGAGTTTCATGCGGGCCTCAAATCCACAGTCCAGACCAGCCGTTCGCGATCGCGCGTGGGCTCGCCCTGAATAAGGAAGGCGTCGCCGTCGATCTCAAGGCGATCGCCGGGACGCGGGGTCGCCACCTCTGCCACACGAAGGTCCACGCGGGTTGTCTCAGACCAGATGCGCGCGTCGCCAAAGCTGGTGATGTCATCCGCGCGGCGTGTGACGATACGGACGAGTTGGGTCGGACCATCGCCCGCGATGTAGATCGCATCACGGGCGATGTTGTTGTCCGCGAAGAGCGTGTCGATCACACCAGTGAACACAGACAAGCTGGCCA